AGACTTAGGAAGTCCTGGGGTATTCTTAAAGTCTTTACCCTCAACAGAACGAGCAACAAATCCTAGACACATACCATCTGGTGCTGCTACTGGTACTGTAATCATATCCTGCTTTTCAGAATACCCAATCATAAACTTTTGAATACTATCAATATTTATTTTTCTACCAGATAGGTAGTTGAGTGCTCTTTCTGATGACATAGCACTTTGATTAAGTCTCATAATTGTATCAGAACTGAATTCTACAAAATCTGGTCCTGAATTCAAAATATCATCTAGGACTGATTGCATATTTACCTCAGTAGAATATGAATCAATAAAACGAATAGTCTCAAAATATGTTTTGTTTGTCATAAACATGATAAACTCCACTAAATTCTTTGCAGTTTGACAAGAAAAGCAAAAGAATGTTCCGCGAGTTTTGGAAATTTCTGCGGCAGGAGTACGATGATTATTATGATAAGGACAAAATACTATAAGATCAGACTCAAGTTCTGACGCAACATTTATCCCTGCTGCTGTAACGACTCTTCGAACTTGGTCTGGAGTGTAAATAATATTGGTTTGTTTTTGTCTATCGCCCATATTTTTTCTGCATTCCTTTTCCCTACATATATTCCGTATACTGATAATTCAAAGTTATAGTGATTTCCATTATAATCTATTGTAAAGTCTGGATCAATATCTATTCTTGGTACAAATCCTTTGATTCTCATCATATTATCAAGAATCATAATATATTGTTCTTTTAATCTTGGTATAACTGCATCATCATAGATCTGCCCCTCTAAACTAAAGCGTTTAATAGATCTATGTATGAAGTTTTGCATACATTAATTATACAAGACTATTCAAAATCCTTGTAAACAAATCTACCAGAATCGAAATCTACCTGAACCATAAACTCTCCAAGAAAGCCATTTCTGTTCTTTCTAAATACTGCTTCTAGAACATCACTATTTGGTGCCCTGCCAAGTGCTAGAAGCCAGTCAGCATCATAGGCAATTTGTCGTGACCAAGAAGTCTGACCAAGAGTTGGCACACTATGCATATCTGTCACATCATCAGGAGTAGCAGATGAAATTGCTACAAGTGGAATTTCCTCGCTAATTGCGAGCAATTTGAGTTCCCGTGATAGATTCTTCATCTTCACAACCTCATTCTCAGTCTTGGTATTTGATGACATAAGGTTTAGATAATCTACAAACACAATGTCTGGCTTGTATTGATCAATCTTTCCACGAATAACTGATGGTGTAACATCACCAATTCCGTCATTAGAAACAATATAGATGGAAGGCTTACCCTCAAAAGTCTTAGTCATCCACTTCTTCATCATATCTGTTTCTACATCACCTTTAGAAAGTTTGCGATGACTCCACATACCCTGGCCAATAATAGCAAAGATACGATTACGAACCTCAGTTTCAGTCATTTCCAAAGATATAATCAGTGGTGACTTTCCATTCTTCCAAGCCTGAACAGCCAGATAAAGTGCCATCCAAGACTTTCCAATTGCAGGGTAGGCAAGAAGGACTCCAAACTGTCCTGGGGTAATTCCTGCTGGAAGATAGTTGTCAAACCCAGCAAGACCAGTGTAGATACCGTGTGTACCGCTTTCTTGCATCTTCTTTACTTGCTCAAAATATGCAACTGCATCATCAATATTTGATACATCAAGATCACGAACAGAAGAAACAATTCGCTTAATGGTTGCAGTTTCACTGATCAAACTATTAAGTGCTTCATTAGCATCTCCCTGCTGCAAATGATTAGCAGCAGAGCGAAGCATGATCTTTACACTGTCATTAAGATATTCTGTACGCAATTCATCTAGGTGATGCTTTGTGCTACCTGTATCTGAGTAGTAATCAAAATCCTTGAACTGCTCCTTAACAAGATTTGGAGGCGGAGTAGTTTGATTTTGCTCATAATAATTACGCACAAACTGCCAAATATCCCCATGTGTGCGGAGCATTGTATCAACATTTGCCTGCAATAGAACATGAATCTGCTTGTCATTAAGGGCAGCAGATAATGTCTTAGCCTCAAGATTCATTTAACCATTCCTTCGCCATTACACGCCTTTCGGCACGCAATCTATCATCTTCCTCTTTATCTTTCTTGGATTGTATCAAACGGTCTACATTATTAGCAAATCCCTTCCATGTTGGTCGTGGATTGATTGCAAAATAATATGTCATTGCATCATAGATTTCATCAATATCAAAGGATTCAAGCAATGCATCAGCAGCCCACTGCTCATTATACTTATTCATATGCATATCTGGAAAGTTGTTAATCTTCCAGTGCTTTTCGAATCTTGACAAAACAGCAAATCGTTCTTTGCGGTCAGCCATTATTCTAGTTCTTCCCTTGCCTCTCGCAATTTTTCAATGAGTTGATTCTCTACAAACTGATACACCCTATCAGATGTTTCCTTAGCAGTTTCATCCTGCCGCTGATAATCAGTAACCTGGCAATCAAGACGAATATTCTGAAAATTACCAGTATTTAGAGTATAGCCAAGTGACCATGTAACCTTAGTTGGTTCCATGTAAAAACCTTTCTACTAGATTGTTTCTGAAAATATTGGTATAAACCTACCATCTTCTGTTCTGGTATAAAGGAGTATACCATCACCCATTGCATAACGCAATTCTTGAGCGGTAGGGACTTTATTATTTGTAATTAGACCATCTTTACGAGGCTTACCCTGATGAATCTTAGACATTGCCTCTCTTGCCTCTATTATACCGTCCTCAGAGTAATATGACAAGTGGTGAAAGGCTCTTCTTCCCCCTGGAAGTCCACCAATAGGCTCTGGAACTACCCCCCTTTTAGCAAGATCTGATAAATATTTTTTATGACAATTTAATAATTGAGCAGCCTCTGCAACAGTAAATGCACGTTTTCTATGCTTTTTAAATTCAACAAGGTCAACAATTTCTCTTTTATTTTGAGTTATATTATAAAATGTTAAAATACCTTCTGGTCTATTGATATGATCAACACGGATTAAATCATTATTGAGAAACCAAATTCTTCTTTTAGGACGCCTTACAGGGGTGCTATTGATTGCTTCGCTCTCTTCTTCTCCATCATAAGAAGCCATGTTGCCTCCGTATTATCAGTAGTAAAGTTATGATAAAACACTCTCATGCCACATAAAATACAGAAAGTCTCAATGTGATTTTCTGCATTATATTGGCGATCAATAAAGACTCTACCCCTGCATCTCTTGCATTTTAAGGTCATAGTGGTACATTATATCACGCAGGTACGCCTATTGCTAAAATGTTTACTGAGATACTTACACCAGAACCAGAGGAGTTAAATCGCACAACGCCATCAATTTTTGATGCAGTAACAGATGTAAGGGTAACTAGAACATCATTTCCTACTGCGGTATCTCCAGTGTTTCCTGTGTTATATGGCGTAGCAACAACAATGGGGGGATATTTAAATGTTGAACCTAAATTAAGTGAAAATCCTCTAGTAGTATTTGCAGTTACTGTTTCACTATTAACAACATCTACATACCCTGCATAAATTCTTGCATTATTATTTTTTAAATCTTGTTTTCCAATACCCCGAACATCTACGCTTGTATAGTTATATACAGCATTTGATACGCTATCTGCAACCTCATTAAGAGCAGTTGCAAGACTATAAATATAGGTAACATCCAGTGGTTGTCCACGGTCTGGTGGTGGTACTTTTGCCATTATTTCTCCTATATAAGTATATCACTAGACTGGTGAGTTTAAAGTTTCATAAATTTTAAAGACAGCAAACTCTTCAATTGGTTGTGTTTCTTGATATATCCTTACTGATATTTTTGTAGCACCAGTTTGTTTAGCAAGAACTATTGATGTATTAGATGTTCTTCCATAATATGACCATGTATTTGGATTAGTTCCGTCGTCCCAAGCGATCCATATATCATAATTAGAAACACCAGCAACTGGAAGCCATGCAGCAGTAACAATACCAGAATTATGATTAACTGTCAATGAAGTTGGAGTATATCCAACACTAGCAGATAGTTGAAAAATTGGTGACCAATATGATGAGTTATTTCTATCTTCTGTTGTAATTCTAAATCTAACAAAATAAGATTGAGTATCGCCATTTAAGGCAGGTAGTTCAGATTTTGGAATAACAATTTTTGGCATTATCCCACGCCCAAGTTAAACCTAAATTCAACATAATTACTAGTATTGGTAAATTTTGTAATTGGTTTTCCATCACTTGTTCTTACCACAGAATACCCAACCATTCTATATAGTGGATTTTGTGTTTGAGTATTCTCAAGTCTAAAACCATCTAATAAAATGTAATGATTAGGAGAAGTTTTTTGAACTCCAGAATCTGTATACACAATAGAAGCAAAAATACGACAAATTCTAATATTTGCTGCACTGAAATCTGGCGAGGTAATTAAATCAGAAATTGGAATGTCTGCAACTTGATAGCGATTATTGGTGAATGCTGATCCAGGGAAGTATAATTCTGCTTTTGCATACCCTGACGTTGTAGAAATTTCATTTCTGTAAAATTCAACTAAAATTTTTATATAATCTGGATCTCCATTACCTACTGCATCTTGATCAATTAAACTAAAAGCAAGTTTTAAAGTATCTGCTGGACTATTTTGACCAATATTTAAGTTAATACCATTTAAGTGAATATGAGTAGATCCAGAATATGTAACAGTTCCAGATGCTGAAGCACTAGAAATATTTGCTAATCCTTTTGTATAACTTATTGTTGATGCTGTTGTTCCAGTAAGAGTATACGTTCCATCAAAATTTGCATCATCAATGTCTATAGCAACACTATCACCAATATTCAATAAATGATTGCCACTAATTGTTAATGTTGCAACACTTGCAGATAAAGCCTTGTTGGTAATTTGATAAATTACATCTGCTCCTGTCCAGTTTGCACTTGCTCCATGAATAATTGATGAATCTCCTCGTAATAAAATAGAAGAATTCAAAAATCTTGGACCTTCACGCCTATTTTTTCTACTGGTACTTTGAAAAACAGAGTCGCTATTTGATGCTATAAAAACTTTTTCTGTTGTAGTAATATTGCCTGCACTTCCGAGTGCTGGTATTGGAAGATCAAAAATAGATGTGTTATGTCCTTGCCATGATTCAGTAAATGTAAATATAGTATAACTATCAAATCCACTGGCCAATGAGTTTCTACCCGCTGACCAAAGGGCTACTTCAGTAATATCATATCTATTTTCATTTGGAAGTTCGGCAGTTAAAGCAACCTTAGTAACCCCATTATCATCAACAAAACCTTTAGATGTAATAGGAACTCTGGCCATTTCAAAATCCATTACATCTTTAGTGGCAAGAACTGATGCTGCTGGTGCAATGTCATTGTTATCAAGTGGAAATGCCCCACAACCAATTGACAGATGAGTTCCATATGATGGTGCTTGTCCTAAAAGAAACTTAGAAATAAGTTCTTTTCCATTATTAGTAATCATAATTCTATCCTATTTATTGTACCACTTGTGGCTATTTCAGCCTCTATAAACTCATCTTCATCTATTAGATCTATTTCTATGACAAGATTTCCATCATCATCAAGATATGGCTCATTTATGCCCCGCAAAATCAAATCAATTTTAAATCTAGAAAATGCTGATTGTGCAGTTGATGCTATAGCAATAATATTATTAGGATTATACTGCCTTCTCAATGATGAAAGATTTTTGATTGGGGTATA